GTGCACTGAACAAGACAAGTCACCTACACTTAAACCATTTATTGATATTTCAGAAGCTGTGTTTCTTCAACGTGGTTACCGAAATGTCAATGGTCTCGTCTTGGCTCCTCTTAATCAAGACTCGATCGTTTCAGCTATTCAATGGTTGAAGAAGTCGGATGTGAATTCCCCGATTAGGCAACTAACGATTAACTGTCACTGGGCTGCTCGTGAATGGGCTCTCCATTCTAAGCAACACTTTGAAATTCACACTAAGATAATGAACAAGTATCTTAGCACTATTAGTCCAGATCTCCAGTTTAAAGATCCTTTTGAACTGGTGAATGCTGTGATTACTCGCGATGCTTCAACGGAAGTGTTGGATAGTGATTTTGATGGACCAAAAGTCCCTCGAACAAAAATTCAAAGTAAAAGGTGGCCTGAATATTCTAACCGGATCAATTGGTTGGACTATAAGAACACCTTATTCTCAAGTGACATGAACACTGAAAAAGTGGTTGATGCTATTGTTCCTGCTCAAGCACCTCAGGAGCAAGTAACAACACAAGAAGGTTTGGTGAAGGAAGTGGAGGAGTCAATCGTTGTAGTACAAGATACAGCGAAAACGATACCTCGTCCTTTGTCAGATCCTTTTAATGCTAGTACGCCAATAGCACACATGACTCGACTTTATCAAGTTGGGTCACACACATGGAATTCAGGGTGGGCAGGCACTAGCCTGTGTTATCCGTCAGTTATGTCTCAGTTCAATGGTATTACTGATGTGCTCAAGAAATGGCGTTTCTTTCGAGCAGATGTGGAAGTAGAGATCCGGATACAATCTACTCCATATCACCAAGGTTCATTAATTGTAGGATGGATTAGTGATTGGCCGTGGACATCATCGTATTTTCCTAGATCATTACCCTTGCAGAACGGAGTTACTAACGTTAGCAAGTGGCAGATATCAGGGATGAACGCGATAGTATTATCGGCAGCATCACAAACATCGTGCAAGTTCACGATACCTTGGAGATCACCCGCAGAGTTTTTGGATTGTTATCCATCAACACGATTTGCACAATCAGGGACAATTGGTGCGTGGTTCATTTACGTACTTAATCCGGTTGTGGCAACTCAACCGAATCAGGCAGCCGCTTTGCCTGTAATTGTTCATTCACGTTTTACAAATGTGAAGTTAACTGGCTTTAGGTCAGATAGCGGAAAGGAGTCCTCGCGCATGGCGACGGATGTAAAGTCAGCAGTTACTGCTGTATCGAAGGTGCTTCGTAAAGCACCCGTTATTGGCACTGAATGGAGCCAACTTGCGGATATAGGGCGATTGTTTGGCTTGGATTTATCCAAGCCAGTGCAGACGAATGTCTCCACGCCTTATCATGCAATATATAATAAAGATGAAAGTCAGGCTCATGGAGTCGAGTATTCATCTTCATTATCTTTATATCCTGACCCATATGTGAGTCAAGAACCAATATTTGAGGGAATGTTAACATCGCACATGGATGTGACTACTCTCATGAAACGACCTATGTTGATTGGTCAAGCAACCCTTAGTTCTTCAACTACGACATTTGCATTTGCAGCTATTCCTATTGGCTGGACATCAACGAATTTGACAACTAGTCCAATCGGAGATTATTTGTCTAATTTATGTTATGCATTTAAGTACTGGAGAGGTAGTATTAAATTTCTTTTGCATTTTTGTATGCCTGCGTTTTATTCATGCAGAGTACGAATAACTTTGAAATT